ACTTTGAACGATAGTATGATAGATGCTACTTGTAAGCAATCAGGAGGATATTCAGAAAGTTTACCGGGCTTAAGGGATTTTGCTTTTACGGCAGATGCTTTAGTTGATTTTGATGAAGGTGCAACGGATATAGGTATTACTACTTTATATGCTTCTTATAATTCAAGAGTGCCTATTAATATTGCAATAGCAAATCCGGTAATACCACAAGGTTATTATATTGGATTAGCTTATGTTGAAAGTATAGAGGTAAATGCTCCGATGGAAGATGTCGTTTCTTATACGGTATCATTCACAGGAACATTTGAAATAACAGATTAATTAACAATTAAAAAAATAATAATATGGCAATTTACAACGGAACGGCACAATTACTTAAATTAGGTACTGCTGGATCAGAAGAAGCATTAATTCAATTAACAAACTGTAGTATGTCTTTAAACGCAGACTTATTTGATACTACTTCAAAAGAAAGTAGTGGATGGAAATCAGTTATGCCTGGTTTAAGAGATGTTTCTTATTCAGGAGAAGGTTTAGCAGATTTTACTGCAAGTGCAACTAAATATACTTTAACAGAGATTTTTAATGCTTATAACAGTAGAACTTTACTTTCTGTTGTATTTACAAATACTGTAAACACATTTACCCAAAGTGGTTATATCTCTTCTTTTGAGTTATCTGCTCCGATGGAAGATGTTGCTACTTACACTATCGAAATCACAGGTACTGGAGTATTAACCTTAGCATAATAAAACAAACAAACTATGACCGGAATAATAGAAGTTACTCTCAACGGAGAAGTGAAGCAGTTAAAATTTGGTAATTACGCTTTAGAGCAATATACTAAACTAACTGGTGTTGATATAGGAAGTATCAAACAACTTGGTGATGATTATAGTCAGTTAGATATGACTGCGGATATAATTTATTGTGGGTTGTTTGGTGCTTACCGATCAAATAAAAAAGTGGTTGATTTTTCAATAGAGGATGTCCAAAGTTGGGTAGACTCTATGGGTTATGGTGATCAGCTTATAATTATAAAAGAGTTTATGTCTTGTGTTGTGTTAATCACAGAACAAATGCTAACTGCTTTTAAAGCTATGAGTGATGGTACTCCCGAAAAAAAAAAGTAACTTGGGATGACATATTAGACAACGCAATAATTAACTTGGGATTAAATCCAAGTGATTTTTGGGAAATGACTTTTATGGATTATATTAGATATGTAATTTACTTTGCTAAGAAAGAGGCTGATGAGTGGGATAAAACGAGAGTAATAATGAGTTACATTTTAAATACCCAAGTAGAAAAAAAACACCAAAAGAAACCAAAGGATATTATGCCATTATGGACTGATAAGTATAGGATACTTCAAAAGAAACCGGTTAAGCTACCAACTAAAGAAGAAAAAGAAGAATTGCTAAACAAGATGGGTAATAATGGAAGAAAAAATAATAGTTAGACTTGAGGCAGATATTGCTGACTTAAAAACACAATTAGGCGCTGCTGAATCTGAGTTAAAACGATTTGGTTTAGGAGTACAAACTTCTATAAACACTATTACTTTAGATAGGTTAAATCTTGAATTAAAACAATTTCAAACCCAATTAGGTGCTACTGATATTGGATCACAAGCATTTAAAAATATTGGTACTCAAATTGCTTTAGTTGAAAACCAAATAAATGGTGCTTTAACTTCTATTGGTGCAAACGCTAACCGATCAAGAACCGGATTCAACGGTTTAAACAACTCAATTAATCAAATTACAAGAGAACTTCCTGCCTTTGGATTAAGTGCTAATATTGGTTTCTTAGCTATATCCAACAACTTGCCTATTTTAGTAGATGAGATTAATAAAGTTAGGCTTGCTAATATAGCTTTAGCTAAAAGTGGAGAACAAACAACTTCTGTATTTAAATCTTTAAGTGCTGCTTTATTTTCTTGGCAAACTGCTTTAAGTCTTGGTGTTACTTTACTTACTATTTACGGTGGTAAAATAGTTGAATTAATTGGTAATTTATTTAAAGGTCAAGAAGTTATAACAAGTGCTAAAGTAGAATTAGATGCTTTAAATGCAACTTATGCTGACAAAGCAATACAAGGTGCAATAAGTGATATAATATTATTAACATCTTCATTAGATACTGCAAGTAAAAGTGTTGCTGGTAAAAAACAATTTGTAGAACAATATAATAAAACTATTGGAACTGTTACTGGCTCTGTAAAATCATTTTCAGCAGCTGAACAAGGTCTTATAAATGGAACACCAGCGTATGTAAATGCTATGATTGCAAGAGCAACTGCTACTAAAATTGCTGATAAAGCTGCTGAATTAAGTATTGATATTGATAATACTGTAACTAAAAATACTGAAGATAATGCTAAGGCTAAAATTAAAGATGCAGAATATTATCACAAACAATATAGGATGTTGCTTACTGATCGTAATAGTGCAACACAAAAATCATTAATATCTGAAACTGATTTTGTAAATAAAACTGTTGCAACACAACAAGCAAATAGAGAAAAAGCACAACAATTAGAATTATCACAAAAGAAAAAACAACTTGAAGATTTATTTAATTTAACTAAAAAGTATTACGATAAATCTGGTCAAATAACACCTTTTGTACCTGATCCAAAAGGTAAGGCAAAGAAACCAAAGAAAACTTTAGCTGAAACAATAAAGTTTGAGTTGCCTAGTATGCAGTCAATAATGGATACTGATTATAATGAAAGTTCTTTGCTTCCTAAAAACTTTGCAAGTTCTTATATTGATGAATTGGCAGTAATGAATGTTGCAAGTGAAAAACTATTTCAAATAACTGATGAGCATTACGGAAAATACCAAACTATTTTTATTCCAACAGAAGAACAAAAAGCAGCAGCTTTAGCACATACAAACGAAGTTATAACTGCGCAAACTATGTTATTAGGTGCTTTAACGGCAGGCTTTGAACAAATGTTTACTACTATTCTTGATGGTGGTCAAAATGCTTTTCAAGGTATATTAAATGCTTTAAAACAATTAATGATTAAGTTAGCAGCAGCAATTGCAGCAGCAGCAGTATTATTTGTTTTATCAGGTGGTTTAACTGCAGCAGGATCTAAATTAGGTTCTATCGGGCAAATTGCTTCAAAGTACGGAGGATTAGGATTTAATCCTTTTGAACTATTTAGTGGTGGAAAAACAAAAAGTGTTTATATGCCAAGTAATTCAACAGGTCAAGGCGGTTACCAAGTTGATATTATGGGCGACAAAATGAGATTATTATTAGATAACCAAGCAATAAAAAATTCGAGGGTGGTATAATGTTTTACAATCATATTTATAACTTACAATTCAAAGGTAATGACCAAGTAGGTACTAACTATTTTTATAAGGTAAAGTTTGAGAAACAAGAAGCTACTGAAGATTTTCCTGATGTAATTGATTTAATTCCTGCACAAGATTCACCTTTTGTTTTAAATTACAAAGCTATTAAAGACAATATTTTTGCTCCTATTCGTTCTTCTTATGCGGATATAAAATGTTTTATACCTTACAATTCTACAACACAACCTTCTGATTTTTTCTTTGATTCAAATGAATATACTTGGAGAATTACTCTTTACGAAAATGATGGAACAACTGATTCTATTAAGTGGAGAGGATTTCTTTTACCTGATGTTATTCAATATGAATGGCAGGAACAATATTTTCTTCAGCTTACGGCTACGGATAACCTTGCGGTTTTAAAAGATGTAAAATATTACAGAGAAGATTACTACGGTTTATACAACGATACAGATGTAGATATAGGTATAACTATTAGTGATTTTGTTTGTAGATTATTAAAAAAGACTGGAAGCGAATTAAATGTTGCTTTTTTTACGCAATTTAAAATTGATGGTACTCTTGTTAATACAGTAAACTTAAAACTATCGGAATATTCAGCAGTTAATTGGTCTACTTTTGAGCCAAAGGATTGCTATTTTCTTTTAACATCTTTAATGGAATCTTTAGGTTGTATGTTATATCAATCTAATAAAGATGCTACTTGGTATATTATAGGGGTTAATGATTTAGCGGTAAACGATTTAATTATTAATGGAGATTTTGCTTTAAGTGGTACTGCTCCTTATATTTTTGAATATTGGGAAAATACAGGAGATGTAGTTAGTAGTCCAACAGGAGGCTTAAATGGAAGCCAGTGTGCTAAAATATTTGGAGATAATGTTTCTAATATTTATCAAGCTATAAGTTTCCAAACTGCTGATTATATTGTTTCTTTTTGGGCAAAGAATTTTGATGCTGGTAGTTCTCCAAAA